TAAACCTAGATTGAGCTGTTTGGTAAACTGTGCTCTATTTAAAGCCATAACTCATATCCTCCTAAATACCTGCTGTGTTAGCTCGAAGCTGATGGTTGTTTATATAAACTTCCACGTCAGCGTTAGCTCCCACTGCATTGCTTGGATCATCGATCAATCGTAATATTCTTATAGGAAGTGTATTAGTAGCAGCAAATGTGCTGACTGTTATTTCCTGTTTTGAATATCCAAAAGCCGTGTTCCCAGCAGTTAGTGTTACATTAGAGTTCAAGCCTACGTCTGTGTTAGCAAACGTGCCGTCGCATTGAACACTAAAGATTATGTCTGGATCATCATATACATATGCTTTAACCGCTGAATTGGTCGCAACAGTTGTACTAGCTGTCCAGACTTTGAGGAATTTTACATCCCCAGTGGATTGATCCGTGTACTCGCATCCCGCAAATACGCCAATCGGCTTAGTGTCATTAGCCATAAGGGTAATTGTCCCGTTGGTTAATAACTGAACTGCATCTCCTGTAAAGATAGAAGTTCCAGAGCCATTAGCAATTTCGTATGCATTAGTTCTGATCACACCACCTGCTAAATGCCTTGTGGGTGTAAACCCTTGAGGCGCGTCTAAATTAGCCATAATAATCCTCCTAGATTATTTGTGATTTAGTTACTCTTTTATACCGCCTCTGGTAACTTCTGTCTTATAGGTCTTTTGAATAGGATTTCCAGGATGTTCGATTTTGCTTAAGTCGTGCTCGACTGACCTCTGAAGATTTTGTGTTCTCTTACGATAAAAATCATCGCGTTGTTTCTTCATCTCCACAGGCATTTCACAAAGAACCATGCCTTCCATTCCTATATAACCAACAAACTTACCATGTTCAAGTCTAGCGAAGTTTGGTTCCTTGACCGATTTAGGGTCACGAGGTTTCCATCCTTCTCTCATACGTTTAGCAACGTTTGTTGGTGTCTCTTGACCTAAAATGCTAGTTGCAATCCAACGTTGTACGTAACCTTCACGCGGTTGGGGTGCCTCTAATAAGTTAGCAGGACGCCACTGATCGACACGAGTAGATTTCTCTTCTCGTGTTTGATTAACTATTTTATTAGTTTTTTCCATATTTGCAGGCTCCTTTATTGTTGACCTGTATCACTAAGGTTTTTTACTTCCCTAGCAAAACGTTTCAGTGCCGTCTCATCATTTATGTCGATACCAAAACTCTTTGCAGTATCTAAATCATCTTGAGTGAGCTTTACTCTATTGCTATTTCCAGATTTTGTTCTGGAAACTGAAGCAACTGGAGATTGCACTCTAGTTGTCTTTGATTGTACGCTACTTTCTTCTTCTTGAACAGCCTTTTTATCTGAAAAGCCAGGTAGTGTCGCCTTGAGACGTTTATCGATCTCGTCATAATAACCTGGATCATGAACATCCCATCCTTCTTCTGTTAACTCGCCATCGATACCGTAAACCAAAGATGTTGCTTTAGTATGTCCTGGTTTATTGAACCAGCCAGCGTTTTTCGATGCCCATTCCTTAGCGAGAGGTGGAAGAGGCTTAGTGTCAGTTTTCTTTTCAGGTTTTTCTTTAGAGACATCGACATCTTCGAGCTTATGCATTTCACTACGAATATCAGCCATTTTCTCCATAAGTTTTACTTGTTCTTCAGTATTACCTTCATCAATAGCCGATTTCATTTGTTTAGAAACATTTTCATAATTATTCTTGAAACCTGTTTTTAAACCTGATCGAGCTTTACCTTCTAAGGTATTATATTTCTCTTCCCAGTCTAATGCTTTTCTTTCAGCGTCTGAACGTTTACCAACTTCTTTGGCAATACGTTTTCTGACCTTTTCTGAATAAGGTAAGTCATCAGAATAAGCAGGAACTTCTTTTTTAGGTGCTTCTACTTTCTTTTCCTCTTTAATAACTTCTTCTTTAACAGGTTCCTCTGTAACAGGTTCTGCTTTAGTTTCTTCTTGAAGTTTTTCTAAAGGATTTTTTTCTAGTTCGACTTCTTTTTCTTCTTTATCGATTTTTATATCGACTTCTTTTTCTGGCATAGTATCTCCTATGTTTGCGTAGATTACTCTACGTATGTTATATGCTACGAGATACCAGATCTGGGCTTTCCAAGGTTCCTAATATCTCATCATCATTTATTATCACCATTTTGATTTTTTGTACAGAGATTTTTGCACCAGCGTAACGCCCAAAGATAACCCAATCATTAATTTTACACCAGGGCTTCTTTCTATCAGAATAACATTCTGATCCCATTGCGATTACTTGACCAACACTATTTAAATAAGCCTGGTCTTCTTTATTTCTATCTGTTAATATAATACCCCCTTTCGTCTTTTCTACTGCAGGTAGTGGTCGAACAAGTATGCGATAACCTGTAGGTTGGGGTACTTTCTCAGGGGTAGGAGTATCAAAATTACTCATCGTCTATCTCTCCTTTTTGATATTTTTGACTCGTTTCATTTATGATTTCAATAGCTTTAAGGAGACCTTGATTATAGCCATAAACTCTCTTAAACTCCGAAATATCTTCTACACCTTTATTTATAAGATTATCACTTAAATCTTGCCTGTGTGATTTAATTTTATTTTTTATTGTTATTAGTAACTTCTCCATATGTCCTAGCAATTGATTTTAAAGTATCGTCGAAAGATTTATTTGCTTTTTTAGAAGCAAGCGCAAATAATTTTGGTTTTAAAACTTTGATAGATAATTTTTTATTTTCCAGAAACTTCTTAGCTTGTCTAATATCTTCTCCCTTTACGGTCATTTCTTTTTTTCTTGCTTTTGTGTCACTCGCGAAGCTTTCTCGATAATGTCAGCCTTCGCTAGGGCATCTTGTCGTGTTTGTACCCTTTCTTCTTTTTGCCGTCCAGCTTGGAATCTTTGTTCCCTGATATCTAAATCTCTTTTCTTTAATTGAAGACCACCTAGTTTAGTTTGTGTATCGACATCTTCCTTCTGCTGCTCGGGAGAAGGAGGCATCGGTTGCATAAGACCCCGTGCTGCTTGTGCTGCGGCAGCAGCAATTAAATTCTCTTGTTGAATAGGAACTTCTTTTGATTTTTTATCTTGCAATTCTTTATTATATTCTCCCGAAGAAACAGGAGTTTGAGGCGACTGCGCCTGCATCTGTTGTTGATATAAAAATGCCATGTGTTGACCCAAGTGAGCCATCATAGGGGCATAAAGAAGCTTCATCGCCTCTGGATTTCCTCCGAAACGAGGATCGACCATAAATTGTTGGTGAACAGTAATATGGGCAGCTTGATCCTGATCTTGAAAAGCTTTGATTGGATCCCCATTTAAAATCGCCATGTTCTCAGAGACAGGATCCCTTCTAGGTGTTTCTTCATCTTCGATAAGTAAGGTTTCATAATCAGGAATATTTAATGCTCCTAAAAAACGTCTAGTTGCTTCTTTAACGTCCACGATATTGGGGGAAGATTGCGCAAGCTGCAAACCTGTTTGAGCCAACGCAATCCTTTGGGCTTGAGAAAAGATGTTAGGGTCCGATACAGGAACGACATTAATATTCGCGTCGAAATCCTTTCGTCTAATTAACTTCTTTTCTCCAATTACATCATAGGGATATTCTTCATCTAGATATTCTCCATTTAACCTATAAATTAATTGAAATTCTCTTCCTTGAGCTTGATGAACCCTTTTATGGATCGCACTAAAGACTTTAGATCCTTGTTCGATTAAAGCGATCGTTGTACCAACGGGACCTGATGCTGCAGAGTCACCAACCATCGCGTCTGCGATCGATGCAAAACGTCTTCCAGACTCCGACATCATACCTAAGAGTTGAAGTAACGTTTGTGAAGGTTCTTTAAAGGGAAGTGGAACGAAGCTCTTTCTAAGATCGTCTCCATAAGCTTCGACCTCGATCCATTCGCCAGGTGAGATCGTCATATCTCCACCTTCTATTCTCGCACCCTTGGCCCTAAAGCCACCTTGTAAATTTGAGAAAGCTGCAGAATCCAATAAAGCTCTTAGAGCACCCGTGCTCGCGTGTTGTAGACCGCCGATCATGTGAATTAAACCAAAGCCATAAAATCCTAAACCTGGAAGATATTTATAATGAACAAAATAGGTTCTCTTTTTTCTAAGTGTATCACCCTCTGTCCAATTTCTTCGAACCGCTAGAACTTGACGGGTATCATAATCAATCGTAACTATATAAGGAAGTCCTAATCCATCTTTATCTTCATCTAAATCGTAATCAATATGAACTTCTAAAACTGTATGAATTTGATCAGCCATCGAAGGACCTATTCCTTCCAGACGTTGTATTGTCTTTTCAACTACATCCTCAGATAGGGCATTGTATCCTCTTTCCTTTGTCATTTGAACTTCTCGATAAAGTCCTGAGACCATATATTTCTTGATCTCATTAACCGAAAGTTTCATTACTTGGGTATAACGTTCAGAGGCGATCAAGTCAGTATTATTATTAGAAATAACGAAATCCTCCGCTGGAACAAATTTAGCACAAACTCGATCTAGTGTATTATCAAAATATACCTTCTTAAAGGCACTTCCCGCTAATGATAAATAGAATAAGAGTTGATCGAGTTCATTAAAATAATCTGGAATCTGTGTGGTAACTTGAAAGTTCATATAATCCTGAACTCGTTGGGATTGATTTTGTTTCTTTTCTGTAACTTTTCCAATAATTTGAGTTTTTACTGGACCCTGAGCTGGAAAAAGCTCCGAGATTGCACGAGCTTGAAATTGTGTTGCTGCCTCTGATAATAAAGGATGATGAACTCCCGAGGCACCGGGAAACGGATCCTGTCGATCCTCGACTACGACCCCCAGCATTTTTAGACCCTTAGAGTACTGATCCTCCCAATTTTTTCGGGAGGACTTATCATCCTCATAATATTTAATTAAGTCGTTTGCTAATTTTCCTAAGACTGGCTTATCTAGTTTTTCAGCCAAGTTTCCATAGAACTTATCTTCAAAAGGACTCACCCATTCGTCCTCTCTTCCTTCCACTTCAACTTTTACGTCTTCACCTTTATCGTTCTTATATTTAAGTGGTTTTTTTTCTAGGTTTACTTCTAACTCGGCCATATCTCTTTTTATTCCTTTTTCTAGGTTTAGTCGTTATCTTAGGAAA